AACTAACAAAACTAATACCTCTCTTGTTTCAGATTGCTATGCCGGCGATGGATATGTGAAACGCAATCACGGCTCTCTCCCTGATATTGATTCTGACTTCAGTGCGGTTCGCCGTGATGAGGTAAAAGCATATCTGGAAAGACGCTATAACAAAGATGGTCTCCAGCGTGTCTTTTCAGCTGGTACATTTACAACTGAGAAGATAAAGTCAGTCATCAAAGATGTGGCCAGAACCCACAAAATATCTCAGGCTACCACTAATTATCTGACAGCGATACTGGATGATAATATGACGTGGACTGACCTTATGAAAATGGCTTCTACCGACAAACGTATGAGGGATTTCATTCAGAAATATCCTGACGTGTTTGAGGAAATACTGCCGATTATGGGTCAGGCTCGCTCTGCTGGTATTCACGCCTCCGCACTCATCATCACCCCAGAATATGTCAAAGGTGAGCGTGTAGAGTGTTTTGACCTATTGCCTATCCGAAAGATGGGCGACCTATTGGTATCTGAGATTTCAGGCAACGATATTGATGCTATCGGTATTTTGAAGAATGACGTGTTGGGCATTAAGGAGCTTACCAGACTTTCAGATACGCTCAATCTTGTTGAGAGTGAGTATGGTGTCAAGTATAATATTCTTGAAATCGCTTCTAAGTACCTGAATGATGAAAAGGTATTTAAGATCATTCGTGACGGCAATACTCAGGGTGTGTTCCAGATGGGTGGTGAAGGCATTACTAAGTTTATCAAACGTCTGGCTCCAGACAATATTAATGACCTAATCGCTTCAGTTGCGCTTTTCCGTCCAGGCCCTCTCGATTCAGGAGCTGCCGACAACTATGTTCGTGCAAAGCGAGGTGAATATGAGCCTACCTATTTATGGGGAACTTATGAAATCTTGAAAGATACTTTCGCTCAGATGGTTTATCAGGAGCAGATTTCGCGTGTGGCCCAAAAGGTCGGTGGCCTTAGTCTTGGTGACGGTGTGAATCTTGTAAAGGCTTTGAGTAAGAAAAAGCTGGAGAAGGTTCGTAAGTTTCAAGCTAAGTTCTTTGCCGGAGCCAAGCAAAACGGGTGTCCTAAAGAAGCTGCTGATCAAATCTGGAGCAATGTAGAGGATGCGGCAAAGTATTCTTTCAATGCTTGTATCGCCGGCCACGAATACTTGTGGGGCCGACATAAGGAAAAAGGTGCTGGCACTCGTATCAATATTGGTGATATGTGGCGTACCAAAAACGACTATGAATGGGCCAAAGCTAACAATAGGCTCGGACTTAGAAATAAGTATCGTAAGTTTGGTTACGGCACTTGTTGGTCTTTGAATGAAGATGAGAAGCTGGTCATCAATCGTATTGTGGATATACGTTATCAGGGTGTTCGCCCAGTTTATCGTATTACATTGGCAAATGGCAGTACGATTGATGTAACCGACAACCATAAACATCCAACATTGGATGGCCAAAAGCGTACTGATGAGCTTATCCCCGGAGAGGATTTTATGTATATCCGTGTGGGTTGGATTAAGGAAGATACAACCTATAGGTTTACTGACAAGGGTAAATTGAATAATCCTCGGTATCATTCTAATGATAATGTGGAGGCCCATAGCATTAATGCACAGAAAGGTCATCAGGGTTTTATGACTCGTGATTCCAATTATACAAAGCTGGAGTATGATAAGCAGCATCTGAAGAAAGATCACTGTGAGAAATGTGGTAAGCATTTGAAGCGACTGGAGATTCATCATATCAATGGTGATCATTCAGATGTTGGTGAGAACTATTCCAATATTCAGACTCTATGCCCCAGTTGTCATAAGAAAGCTCACTATGAGATGGGGCGTGTAAAAATGGGGCGTAAGGGCCTTGGCACTGCTGCTGTGCAGGTAGTTTCAGTGGAATATCTTTGCGATACGGCAGTGTATGATGTAGAAATGGAACATCCCTATCATACTTTCCTTACTGGGAAGGGGGTAGTGACGTGCAATTCTCACGCTACAGCTTATGGGTTGACGGCTTATGTTGGTGCATGGCTCAAAACTTACTATCCGACCGCTTTCTATACTGTAGTTTTACGCGACCAAGATGAGGATAAGATGGCGGTTCTTATGAATGAAATCAAGACTGTCGGTGGCACGGAGCTGGAGAAACCAAATATCAACATCTCAGGTGAAAATTTCACGGCAGACTTCAAAAATAATAAGATTTACTGGTCTTTATCTCGCATTAAGCAATTAGGCCCTAAAGCGGTAAAGTATATCGTTCAGGAGCGCAATCTGTATGGTGAGTTTTATGACCTGGAAGATTTTATCAAGCGTATCTTCAAAAGCAAGTTCAAAAACTTTGATGATGAAGGAACGGCAGAGACTCGTGAACGCTGCCCGGTAACAGCAAGAAGCGTCCGCAATCTGATTTTTGCAGGAGCCTTTGACGCTTGCGAAAATGTTGGCTCAGTCCTGGAACGATATGGCCTATTAGAAAAGGCTGCTACTCTTTTAGGATTTAAGCTGACTGAGAAGGATATTCCTGAAGAAATGCGAGATAAGCATTACTGGTGGAGCCGTCAGCAAATCACTGTTTCTGGTCACGGCACTATTGATTATCGTAGGATCTATGATAATATGGAGAAGCCAAAGAGTGTTTCAGCAAACAAGTACATCGAGTTCTCAGACCTCAGTAATATGTTCTATGAGGTCAGAAAAGGTGTCATTTGTGCAGCCATCTGTTCTGTGACTGATAAATCCTATAAGGATAAGCGAACTGGCGAAACCAAGCACTTTGGCAAAATCGAGCTTCAGCAGAACACAGAGACCAATATCCTTACTATCTGGGATGATTGGGATATTTGGAAAAAGGAGCTGAAGAAAGCAGAGGGTCGAATGATTGTGGCAGTGGTGAATGTAAAATGGAGTGATTACGATGAGAAGAACACTCTTCAAATCGGTAGAAGTTCATTCTTAAAGTTGATTTGATATGTCGTTTCTTATTGATATACGCGAGGAACTGGATGATCAGATTCAGAAACAGCTTCGCAAGTTTAGGCAAGAATGTGCTGGTACCGGCTATAATGGCTGGTACCGGATTCAAGCCGCCATTGCTAAAGCTCGTGATTTGACCATTTACCACGATAAGATTGAGAATTACATAATGCCCAATCTTTTTGATGAGAATGGAGATGCGATTGCGTGGTATCACTGGCGTGACCCCCAGCAAGTTCAGGTCAATATGATAAAACGTAATCTGCAAACATCCTCCAAACCCAGCAGAAAACGTGGTCGTGTCACTCCGACCAGACTACGGATGCTGATGAAGGAGATTCTGGACTATAGAATAAACGAATACTTAAATCCCAAACAAGATATGGCTAAACTTAAAATTCTGTGTATTGTAGGTGGTTCAGGCTGTGGCAAGACTTTAGCCTCATTGCACCTCAAATACCACAAGGATGCAAATGTGATTTGCTCCTTCACCACCAGACCCCCCAGACCTACGGAAGTGGAGGGGAGAGACCACCATTTCATTGACATTGTACCAGACCGAACAGAGCTGATTGCTTATGCTCATTTTGGTGGATATTATTACTATGCTACCAAATGGCAGGTATTTGGTCCTTGCACCGTCTATGTCATTGATGAGAAGGGACTTGAAAATCTGCGTAATGACTTTGGTGATGTCTATGACATCTACACTGTCTTGATTAAGCGAGATAAGGCTCTTCGCCGGAAATCTGGCATTGATGAAACTCGCTTGCGTCGAGATGAACGTCGTGACCTGAAAGATGAGGATTATGACTATGTGATTATCAATAACGGCAAGAAAGCAGCTCTTTTTGAGAGCATTGAGTGTATCTACGAAGAAATCAAAAACAAGTAATATGGCAGCTCCCGTAGAAAAAAGCAACGTAGTGGTTGCTATTGTGTATGACTTTGAAACTGGAGGGTTGGATTGCACCAAGAGCGCAGCCACTCAGATTTCTCTTCATGCAGTCCGTCTTGATACCTTTGAAGTAACTGAGAAATACTCGGCTTACATCTATCCTTATAGTAAGAAGGCCGATCTTGGCAAACCAAAGAAAAAGGTTCTCAAAAATAAGTATGACACCGAAGAAGAAGAGCTGATGGAGTATAGCTCTACTGCCCTGGATATAAGTGGTGTGACAATGGATTTGCTTTATCAGATGGGCAAGCCTATAGAGGATGTCTGCAATGAGATATGTGATTTCATTGAAAGGAATACTCTTCCAGTTGTGGCCGGCAATAAGCCATTTATGGTTGGCCAAAATCCGCTGTTTGATAACGGTTTTATGCAGCAGATTATGCTTTATACTGGGATATGGTCTCGTTTCATTAAACTTGTTCGTGGCCATAAGGATTTCTGGGGCAATTTCCAACCCACCCAGCTTGATACGATTTTATTATCTCAGCTCACCTTTGATAACGATAAAAGTATCACTACTTGGAAACTGGAAGCAATGGCAGAGCGTCTGGGTATTGATCTGGATGATGCTCACGATGCAGATGCTGATGTTACGGCCACCAGAGAAATTCTCAGGGTACTTACGGCAAGAATGAGAGAGCAATCAGCTGGTGGAGGTACTGCTATCGGAAGTCTGGCGGCTGAGAAGCGAGAAAAACTTAGAGATCATTTCAAAATATAACTTATGAAGAGCAATTTTCAATTCGATAAAAAGACTGGTACGATGGTGCCGGCCAGTGATGCGGTAGCTCAGGGCATTAAGGCAAATGTTCATAAGGAGGTGGTTGAGTCGAAATCTGACAAGACCACCACCCAGCCTCAGTTTCAGCAAGAGAAGAAGATTGATGTTAAGGCCGATACTGTCAATATCAATCGTAATCCAGTTGTTCAGATGAAACGTGTGGGCCATAACACCCCTATACAGTTGATTGATGAGAATGGTATGCCAGAGGCTTATCTCGACTCAACCACAACTGGAGTGATGATGTTCCGGGAGAGAGAGGATTATGACATCTGCCAGATCAGTGATGAAAAGACAGGTAAGGTTCTCGCATACATCGGTGGATATGCCCTTCAGTTCAATTTCAATATGGCAGAATTGAATACGATGGAGCGTATTGAGCAATGTTTGCAAGGACTTGTAAAACTTTTCCGACATCAGATAATGAATCAAAATCTAAGGAACTCTAACCCTTAACCGTAAGACACAGAGGCTTTGTGTGTAAGTTTTCTATTATCTATAAAGGAATAATTCAATATAGATAATGGAAAATATAAAGCTCACAAACCTTGAAGAGAAGTTCTGCTTGGTCTTTGCTTGCGGGCCTTCTCCATATAACGGCAATGCACGAAAAACCTATGATCTCGTGTTTAACGGGAGCACAGGATTGCTTTATGACCCTTCAAAAGATGGTATAGACGAGCATACTCGGAATGAGGTGGAAACCTCTATTGCCGTTAGGACACTTATGATGCGTGACGATATAAAGGACCGCATTGACCAGCTGAAAAGTGAAAATATGGTCAATGCGGCCACTTTGCGTCCGCGCCTGACTGAAACCCTTTTGAAGATTGCTGATGAGTGTTCAACTCTTCATGTAACTGACAGATGGGGTAATACTATGTCACCAGCCGCACTCCGTTCTGTTGCGGTCAACGCTATCTCAAAGCTCACCGATATGTATGGTATCAAAGAAGATATTGCGCATAAGGTTATGCTGGAGGGTGCTGATGGTGATGGCATCACATTTAACCTTATTGTGCCGGAGGCAAGTAAGGAAAATGGAATTGATAAAGTGATTGAATAACAACTTAAAAATTTGATATAATGGAAAGTAAGACAAATTCAATCATTGGAGATTTCATAATCAATAATGCCAAGTCCATATTCACTTTCATTATATTTGTTTGCGGATTGTACATTCAGTACCAAGCAAGTATGATGAGAATTGACAATATGGAGAAAGAGATTGCCCAGATCAAAGTTCAGATTGACGATCAGTATGTCAAGCTCGACAATATGAAGCTCGACAAAGCTGTCTTTGAGGCAACGATGAGATCATTTACTGATATGTCAACGGATATACGTCAGATCCGTGACAGATTAGAGGACATCCTCGGAGACCATCAACGTCATAATCCGCAAGCAAACAGATGAATGAGCTAAAAGTCGGAGATAGAGTTACAATCCGATACTCCAAAAAATTGGAGCAGAATGGCAACAGCCTCCTTACAAACCGGACTGGCATTGTTACTCGGATTTTATTTACCGGTGGAAATTTGACTGGAGCCTATGTGGATGTGAAAGTAATGAGACGTGTCAGGAACTACTACATTCCAATCAGCTCTATCGAAGGGCCGGATTTGATTAACAAAATGCGAACACTAAGCATATTAAAATCAACTGTATTATAACTATGACTGTTTTGAAAATCGGTAGTAGAGGTGAAGAAGTAAAAACTCTACAGAAGAAGCTAAACATTACAGCGGACGGTATCTTCGGAAAAGATACTGATGCAGCTGTTAAGGCATATCAGAAATCACATGGACTGACTGTTGATGGGATTGTCGGCGCTCACACTTGGGAAAGTCTTGGTTTCCCAGCAACCAATCGGTTCATTGATGAGATCATTATCCACTGTTCGGCCACCAAAGAAGGCGTTAATTATTCGATTGACAAGATTGACGCTTCACATAAGGCTCGGAAATTCTCATCGTATGTTGATACCAACGGCAAGACACGATATATCGGGTATCACTATATAATCCTTCGTGATGGTACAATCGTGAAGTGTCGCCCGGAAACAAAGATTGGGTGTCACGCTTCAGGCCATAATACAAGGTCAATCGGAGTGTGCTATATTGGTGGTCTTGATGCAAAAGATACCAATGGCACAATGATTAAGGACACCCGCACTCCCCAGCAGAAAGCCAGCCTTATTACTGTCATCAAAGACATCAAGAAGCGTTACGGCACAATCGCAAGGGTAATCGGCCATCGTGACACTTCTCCTGACCTGAATGGTAATGGCGTTATTGAGCCATACGAATTTATTAAGGGCTGTCCTTGCTTCGATGCTATCCCTGAATATTCAAAACTCTAAATTTCAACAGTATGTGGAAAACTATATTAAGCAAATGTAGCCTATATATCGTCATAGGAGTTCTCTGCATTTCCTTATGGCAAACTTATAGTCAAGCTACCAAATACCAACATAAGGCCGACACTCTGGAGGCCACCATCAGCGATCTCACTCAGGAAATTGAATACACTAAAATTCAGCTGAATGACTCTATCGCGGTATATCAGGCCGAGGTCAAAACTCTGAATATCACACAGTCAAATTTGCAGGCCAAGTATGATAAACTTCTTGCTTCTTCTAAGCTGAAGCCCAAGGATGTCAGCAATGTGACTGAGGTGGCGACTGTAACTCATAGTGTAGATACTGTTATCGCTGTGGTTGATACATTTGGAGGTATTACAGCTAAGTTAGAAGATAATTTTGTCAATATAGATGTTGAGGTATTGCCGGATAGAAACGCTATTATAGATTACGAGGTGCGTGACAGTCTGACATTGCTCAATATTCAGAAAAAGCACTCCTGGTTGTTCGGTCTGATTAAATGGAAAGAACATAAGGGTGTTCGAGTGATAAATCACAATCCGAAAGCGAATATCGTTAGTTTACAAACCATAGATATAATGGAATGATGAAACAGATAAAGACAAAGCCAATCATGCCGAAGGATTTGAAGCAGATTGGGAAGAAACACGTTGATAAGCTGCACAGTATTAAATGCCAAAGTAAAAAAGATTGAAAAGGGTTTTAATAATAATGTGTTATTAAGCGATGATCCACTCTACTGAGAAGTAGGGTGGATTTTTCTTGCCGGACTATTATTAGAAAAGAAAGATATAATGGCAAGATTAGAGCGACCGAGAGGTCTAAAAATAACATTTAAGCCATCAGCAAGACAGTATGAGCTATGGAACGCCCTGCAACCTAATCATTGTGATAAGTGTGGGGGTAAGCTCATTATGAAACCTAATGGATTTGATAGCAAAGGGCATCAGGTGTATAGGGCTACTTGTGAGAATTGTGGGAATACCGATATTCCTGAGCAAGTCTTAGGAGGTGGTTCTGCCGGCGGTGGTAAATCATATATTGGTTGTTGTTGGCTGGTATGCAGTTGCATACAATTTCCCGGCATCCGTATGGTGGTTGCCCGAAAGGTTCGTAAGACCCTTTTGGAGACTACTTGGAAAACCTTAAAGGACGTGCTAAATTCGTGGGGATTAAAGCAAGATGTGCATTATCATATAAATAATGTTACTTATATCATTACATTCTGGAATGGTTCAGAAATAATGGCAATGGATTTGACCCCCAGCCCCCAGGACCCTGACTTCAACTCCCTTGGTTCATTGGAAATCACTGGAGGCTTCATTGATGAGGTGTCTGAGGTGTCTGAAAAGGCTGTGGAAGTGCTGGCATCCCGTATTCGTTATAAGATTGCTGAGACCTTTGTAGTCGGTAAACTATTTATGTCAACCAATCCTTGCTTGACTTGGGTGCGCTCAACCTTTGTGATGACTGATGATGGAGATCCAGTAGAATTACAATCCGGCTACCGTTACATTCCATTCAGTTTGTTTGATAATCCGAATGAGTCATTCAGGGCTATCTACTATAACAAGTTGAGTAAACTAAGAAATAAAGCTGACCGGGACCGTCTATTGTATGGTAACTGGCTCTTTACCACAAGTAATAAGATGGCTGCCTACTGGAACTTTGATGGTGACACACATCTGGTTCATAATTTAAGAGAGCAGTCTTATGACCCGATGAAGCCGCTCATTCTCAGTTTTGACTTCAATGTAAATCCATATATGAGTTGTTTGCCCATTCAGATTGATTGGGAGAATAAGATTGTGTATGTTTTCCCTGAATATGTCGGCTACCCCAAAGACAAGAGAAACAACACCCCAGCTTTCACAAGATGGATAGCCTCTCAGTTGGTTGCTGACGGTCATATCGGTGGTGTATTGCTGACTGGCGATCCCGCTGGTCTATCTCGTTCCACTCAGACTGAAGAAGGGGTCAATAACTTTACCATTGCCAATAAGAATATGACCAATGCTGTGCTGAAGCCGAAAATTCAGCTTTTGAGCAAGCAGCCGGCAATGGTGACACGACTGGAATTTATCAATGAATTACTGCATAATTTCAAAGGCTGGAAGGTCTATATTGACGCTCGCTGCCACAGACTGATTGAGGACTTTGTATATCAGAAGAAAAATCCTGACGGAACTAAAGAAAAGAAGAAGGTTCTTAATGATAATGGAGAGCGTGTTGAGCGTTGGGGCCATTTCTCAGATTGTTTCGACTATGCGATGATTTACTATTTGAGTTCAATCTACACTCAGTATAAAACAGCCTCAACTGAGATAGTCACCACCATAGATTCAGAGGACACTGTATATGGGGAATTTGACTATTAATAAATAAAACAGCAATAATATGATATATCATCGTTTTCTGACAAATAGGGATTACTTTTGCATCGCTACGGAAGAGCACATGAGGCAGCTTATTCGTGGTGTGGAAGATCGTATTCCACAAGCGGAGCAAAGAGCCGAAATGCAATTATTGGAATTTCTCGACCAGTATTATGAGATTGAAAAGGTGTTGGCTGTCGGTAAGAATATCAGGGAGTATAATATCAATGTGTCTTACCCCGGCCAGGCGTGGATCAAAAAAGATGAGAAAATCTTTAAGACATTGACCTGCATCAATGGTCTCAAAAGACCTACTAAGGTGGAATATTGGAAGCAGGTTAATGATTTTATCAACCCCTGTCTCATTGAACACGCTAAGAAATACTCTCAGCTTCGGATGTATCCTAAAGGCGAAGTTGTCAAGTTCGGAACTGAATATTGGCAATGCGCAGTTCCTCACGGATATGAGGCTGGAGAAATTCATGTTCCCGGTGTAAAAGCATGGCGTGAAGCCGAAATAATCCCCTGGGAACCTAATATGGAATGGGAGAAAGATCAGGTATGCTCTTACAATGACCAATTCTATCAATTCCTTGGTAAATCAGAGGAAGAAGAGGAAGAGCCGACCGAACCCACTCCAGAGTTACCCGAAGAGCCTGCGACACCTGAAGAACCTGAAGATGTCGAAGCTCTTTCTGAAGATAATCCAGAACCAATAGAGGGTAATGATGAAGATCCTGAAGATGGTGAAGAACCCACTCCAGAGTTACCGAGTGACGAGGCTGTTCTTACTCCAGAGGAAGATGATTGCTGGGGCCTTATCGGAGATTATTCTGAAGAGTTAGAATATGACTACTCAGAAGATGCTCGTGATTATGTTGTGGCAGAAGGAACGGTGTTCTATCCCGTTCTTAATCCTAATCCTGATAAACTTGTTGATGGCGTCAATATCACAAGAGATGACCCCAGAAACAGCAATATCGTTGCTCATTTAAGTCGTATCGCACTTTATCATCTTCATTCAATCATTTCTGCCACCAACATTCCAGAAACGCGCCGGTGGGCTTATGAGGACTCTATGCAGTGGCTCTATAATGCTTCCAAGTTCAAGATCAATCCTCAGCTTCCCCGGAAAAAAGAACGTGATTCTTGTGATCCAAAAGTGGACTGGGCGTTAGAGACGTTTCAAAGAAGCTACGACCCGAATGAAAACATTTGGTTGATATAAAAATCTATTCTTTCTTGTCTGATAGGGCGGTTCAACTCAGAAAATAAAGAGTTGGCCGCCTTATTTATTAAGAATATTTAACACTTATAGGGTATTGATGAGGCTTAAAATTCAAATTTTAGTGAAGTAATCACTCTTAAAATTCAAGTTTTTTAGCTAATTTTGCAGTACAAAACGCGGAGTTGTGATACAACTTGTGCATATTTTGTGACAAAATCGAACCATTAAATTACTGCAACTGACTGAATTTCAGCATAAAAGATATAAAGGTGGGGAGTCCCCTGGTGGCACCACCTAAGCAAAAGTTAAATCGCTAATTCACATCGAATTGGCGATTTTTCTTTTAGTCACTATCGCCCGTAGTCACTATAATAGTCACTATCTAAACCCCTCTAAATCACAATAAATCGGCTTGATTAAATGCTCTTAAAAAGTTCCGTTTAATCTTCACAGCAATTAAACGCTCCTTAAATCCACCATACAAAAATAGTGACTATCCGCGTGGCGCGCAGGTATAGTCACTATATTTCTACATTGAGAGGCGTGTGCCGGATTGTTTTGTGTCGAGGTCCTCGTATCGGGAGTGGTTGCCGACTTCCCATTCGCGGTTTTCGCCGCGGTCGGTGCCGACGTTGAAGCATGAAAGGACTTTCGCGAAATTGAGTGCAAAAACGTTTGCGGTCTGCTGCGTGAAATCCTGCGGATGCGATAGAACTCGTACTCCTGTCTGGTCTTTGGTTGTCTGACGTATTCGCTGTATGATTGCTCTTGCATCTTCTCTTGTCAGGTAATGTACGGCGAGATTCAGTAGATATTCTGGTCTACTGTCCGGTGAAAGTCTGCGATAATCACTTTCATCCTGGCTATCCATTGCTATCATTGGAATTGGCATACCGTCATTCATTGTAATCCTCAGTGCATATCTTCCATCCTTTCTCTTGACGGCATTGACGGATTGGATTCTGTTCCTGAAGTCATGGATTGGCTGTCGTGAGAGGTATGCCATAAGGATCTCTACCGTGAACATAGTAGCGGCTATCGTCAGGGCTACGTCTTCCTTGTCGTCAGGTTTCACACCATTGTACCATGCTACATGACGCAAGGTAATCGGCTTCTGATATGTGCTACCGTCCTTCATCCTGATACGCATATAATCTTTACGCCCATCGTTGCCAATCTCAACTTTGAGCATATCACGGTAAACATCAAGCAGCGAAGGCTTGCGTTCCTGTTTAGGTGCGAAGTCTATCAGCTCAGACAGTTTCATCACCTTGCTGCCGTCAAAGGCTATCTTTCCGGCATGGTCGACTATTCCATATCCACGAACCTGCCTGTTCTTGTCCTTCTGGAAACAGATGTCTATGCCGAAACTCTTTTTGAGGGTGAAGATAAGCTGTTGAAGCTGCTCCTGTCGCTCTTTACTCAACGGTTTTCCGTTTTTGTCGAGGATTTTCTTTATATCCGGATTGGATTTTGGGCGCGTCGGCTTTTTCTTCTTGGACTTTGAGACCTCGGGACTATTGAGACTTTGATACTTTCCCTCCGCAATCTCAGCCTTATATTTCTTGATAATGGCACGAAGTTGGGTCGCACGATCCTTGCGTTTTTGGCTGTTCTTGATAATATGCTTGAATATGTCTCCTACGGAGATTTTTCCTGCATCGCCTCCATTTTTCAAAAGCCGATAGCCGTCAAGCGATTTCTCCATCTTAAAGCCGAAAGATCTGACTATGTTTGCAAACTGTCCTTCCGTCTCATAATCGTAACTGAAAATCCGCTCAATATCCCTGTTGATATCGGAAGCGAGAATACAGTTGGCACAGGCATTGAGTCTGCGAATATCCTGATGGTCGGAGATAGCGTAACCATTAGGCTGAATCCTCGTAGACAGTATATGTACGTGGTTGTTGTCCGTGTCATGATGGGCATAGACAAAGTAAGGCTGCTTCTCGTAACCCATGCCTTTCATCAGTTCTCGGGCAAAGTCTGTGAGTTCCTGCGGTGTCATGGTGCGTCCTTCAACAGATGCCGACACATGAAACTGAAAACGGTCGGTATTTGTATTGCCGTAGGTCTTTGACCTCTCTTTCAGGTAGCGTCCCACCTCGGTAGCCGTGTTAAGTCCGAAACGGTGCATGGTCTCGACTGTGTGGCGCAGTCTTTCGCTTACATTTGCCATCAACATCAGTTCGGCGACACCGGCCGCAACCTTGTCTTCGTTGTATTTTGCACCGGGGAATCTTCCACCATGTGCATCACTGAGCTTCTTGACAATCATACTCCCTGGATTTATGATTTGAGCATTTCATACAGATAGCGCAATATATCCTGAATAATTTTCATCTCTCCACCGAATTGACTGAAGGGAAGAAGGTCGTTGGCGGTAAAGGCAAGTGGCGACATCTTCATCTTCTCGTTTATGCACTTGACAGCCTGATTGTGGTTAACACCGATTTTGTCAAGCTTCTTAATGGCTGTTGAAATAAGTGCTATCAGTCGAGGATTGGTTCCTGTTGGTTCCGCAGTAACAGCTTCTTCGGAATATTTGAGAGTGGCGCATCTTATCAGCGCGCTCATATTTCCTTTGAAATAGGTTGCGGCCTTTTCACGCATCTGTTTGTATATAGTCTCATCAACTCTGGTATTTATAGTGATTTCTTTCTTCTTTGACATGTTATGTGATAATTATATAAATAGGTTATTTGACCATTCTTACATTAGATAAATAGAGTATTGAGATATTTGATAATTGTATAATTGTATACTTGTCATATTAGAGCAATGGGACATTTGAGCATTTGAGCATTTGAGTATTTGAGTATTTGCACATTCGATAATTAGGTTAGTACATCATTTGAATATCCGGTTACATTACCCCGGTGTTTTCGGTTAACAGAACCAACGAACCGAGGTGTCTCAGTTCTTCCGACCGACAAACCGAGGTATCTCGGTTGCTGAACATGCGATAATCAGGTTATTACATCATTTGAATATCCAGTTATATTACCCCGGTGTTTCCGGTTGCCCGAACTAACGAACCAAGGTGCCTCAGTTCCTCCAACCGACAAACCGAAGTATCTCGGTTACCATATCTCAAGTACCAAAGTCTGCGAGTTTCGAGCGGAATTAACCCTCACCTATGGGGGAGGCAGATTTGCCGTTGTGTATACAATCGGCATATCTTGCAAAGCAAGGTTGACCTCCATTTCATAGCTTGTGCAACATCAAATTTCCTACATTCTTATGCTCTTGACTGCTCCTTGTAATCCAATGAACCGGAGTTCCCCGATACATAGGTTAGACAGACCGACGTATCTAAGATGCTCCAACCGAGAACCAAGCAACCGAGGTACTAAAGTTATTAGAACATTGAATCATCGGATAACTCGGTTATTCAATAGTTGGGTTATTTGAATATTGGGTAATTATAGCATTTGGTAAATGGGATATTAGAACATTGGGTATTTATGAGATTTGTAAATTGATATTTTGATAATTTGTATATAGGGTTATTTGATTATTGGATAATCCGCTCAGAATATCAAAGTCTCAAAATCTCATTGTCTCATTGTCTCATTGTCTCATTGTCTCATTGTCTCATTTGGATATATCGATTTTGCAATATCGTCCATGTGCGTCTTTTGTGATAAAACCTCTGCCGCCTTCTTTCAAGAATCTGAATATTGAGGCACGTGAGATACCGAGTTTCTGTGCTTCTCGCAAAATTTCCTTCGTCGCAAACGAGTCCCCGAGATTTCCGAGCAGTTCAGTGTATCGTGTATCAAGCATACCGGTCTCCAGTTCCGGAGATATCCGTTCTTCCATCGTCCTGAAATATTCGGTCAGCAGTATTGCGCGTTCCGCACTCTCAATGTCGATTAGCTCCATAGATACGCCATCACAAATACCTCTCATAATCTGGATAACAAGGCAAAAACGTATAAGATACGTTTCAAGTTTTCCACATAGTGCCCTGACGGCATCTGAATCGGTGGCGGAATATTCGGCATTGCTCACCTCGATTTTCCAACGGTTCACACGGATTTTTGCCTCTGGAGAAAATGGAAGCTCATGTGAGATTACATTTCCCTCTTGGTCTGTTGTGGGAGTAAAGCCTACCACCTTTCGGATTATTGTATCCCATTGTGCCAATACATCATCTGGCATATCAGTGTCATTCCATGCCGGCATTTCGTTGATTTCGGGGTACACTTTTAGGAAACGTGATGAAAAACCATTCAACATGCGTTTCCCTCCGAACTGTTCACCGAGACGTCCAGGCTGAGTAGTACCGATTATAGAGCAATACGGTTTCGACAAGAAAATATGCTCATTGTTTGATTTTCGACTATATTTGAATGGCGTACCGCTGAAGAGACTTAGAAAGTAGCCTTCATCAGAACCGTTATAGCGGTTGAAGTTGGAAAGAAGGCTGTCTATCTCGTCCTTGTATGTGAGAACTCCACGCGGATTGTCACGCAACGCTCCGATCAGTGCTTCTATTGTTGAATCAACGACCACATGACATTTACGGATAGGAACAGCCATTTCCTCGGGCAATGAATTTTTCTCGCGTTGCTTGGCTGACATGCGTTCCCATTTGCGGTAACCCTCCATCTCCTTGCAATATATCCGGTCATATTCGCTGTCTATCTTTAACAGGGGTGCGACAGCCTGTTGCAGTGGCGGTGTCTTGCCACAGCTTGGTGAACCGACAAGCACCATGTAGATTATCGGACGGTCAATCCATCCGGTCATAAAACGGACTGACCATGTGTTGCCCATAGCTGCCGCAAACACCGTCAGGACTGAAGCTGCCGTGAAGTCTACGTTAAAGTTCTCGTATTCTTCAAAGGCTTCAACGATATTGCGGATTCCTTCCGGAAAAACCTCAAGGGGAAAAGTAGGAGAATCAGACAAGAGATCTTCTTCAAATTCATCCGAGTCGTCTTCTATCAAGCCACAAGCCGGTATAGGCGGTCTCTTGGGGTTGTAGTTTCTCATAGCAGTTAGATGTTAAGGTTACGATTTCCGAGAGCCTTGCGGACTTCATATTCAGGATAGAGAACTTTGTTCCCAGTCTTGACGGGTTTAAGTATTCCCTTGTTTGCCCAATGCCAAAGAGTGGCATCGCAGACGCCGAAGAGTTCCTTTACTTCGGTTTTGGTGAGCATACGCTCCTTCTTTGCGGCCTCGACCATTGAGCCGAGTTCATCCTTTGCACGACGGATCAGATCATCGGAAAAGGCTTTGAGGTCTTCGGCGCTCATCTCGACTTTGACGTGGGCGCGACCCTCATTGAGAATATCTAAAATGTGTTCCATATTTATTTCTATTACCGTCATAGTTTGGGCGGTTCCGCTGACGGCTTAAGACGGAAACGCCACCGTTCCGAAATGGAACGATGGCGCAAAAGTATAGCGGATTTTTTTGAAATAAGAAGAATTAGCTATTCGTTCAGGTCGCGAACCCAGAAACGAATCAAACGAATTGAAAAGGGGTTATTTCAGTCGAGGTTTTCAGGATTTTTCAGCAAAACTTCGGTCTTTATCTTGTCAATTGCGAAACGATTTTCAGGCTCGTTTTTTCCATATCTCTTGCCGTGAGGTAACAGGCTTTGGAGAGAATTAACGTCCTTTTGGACTTGTCGCGTTCCTACGATTTTGGCATCAGGGAAAGAGGTTTTCAATGCATTCATGAACCGGGTAACAGTCAGATTAGTCTTGATTTCATCAGTTTCAATAAGCGCAACGTATAAACACGCTACATCAATTCCGCGTACATTATACTTCAACCAATCACCAATACGATTCACCATATTCTGATCATGAGTCGCTACAATAGCAGACAAATCCTCAACAAACTTCTCTTTCTTAGCTTGCTTGATAGGCGAAAGAGCGGCTTCCGCTACGTCATCAATCACACTTAACGCCCATTCGGCAATATTACCACCTTCAAGGCATTTCTTGTAATTGAGATACTCGCCCAATTCTTTGCATGAACGCTGTTTTGTTCCGACCAGACGCTTCATGACATCTTTAAGGAACTTGGAAAGCTGCCATTTGGCTTGCCTATTGTCAGACAACGCGATTGCATCCTCAATGTCCTCAATCACCATTTCCGAAGACCGACCGTATTTCAGCCAAGCAGCGAAAGGCAAACGATACTTCTCCCAATCCTCGTCCCCATTCGAATTAGTAAGCATCTGTTCAGTAAACCCCGACTGATGCAGGATCTCTACAAGCTCATCAACATTCACGCTGTCGATGTCAATCATATCCTCCAACCGTTTCTGAAATTCCGGAGAGGCAATAAAGGCTGCTTGCCCCATGAGAAATGTCTCCAATAAATCAGTATCACCCATTTCCATAGCAACCTCTCCATACTCCTGCGGATGGCTATCCATCCACGCCTTCAAATCTTCCTTGCTCCTTTCAGGATCAATATTATTCCGGTTATCAATCATATTCAAAAGTGTTTAGACTGTAAAATTACAATAGCCTTAAGCCATTAGACGTTATCGCTTCGCGCTTGCGTAGCAAGAATTGTGCAACAACAAAGTTCGTTCATTTCAATTGCTAAATCACCCTCTTTGGACACAATTCTCATCTTTTCCCATAAAATCCCACATTATACCATCTCCATTAGACCAAAATAGTAAGAGATAGCAGTAACTCATGCACATATTGTCTCCGTTTCCCAATCGCACTTTAGGGGCTGAAATCAGTCATAAACAAACCAACGAGTCCATTCTTCGCAACATTCTCATAGCAAGCACGGTGGATTATTCAAAAATCAGTTGCTCACCTCCCAAATTTTTGGGCTCAAGCCGAAAGCACGGTGCATATGTTAAATTGGGCAATTAGAAGTGTTAAATTTTTTAGGCGTAGAGTTTGACCAATCGGAAGATGAAGAAGTCGCGGTCTCGGACACCACGCATTTGTGAGCGAAAGATCTTGACTTTAGAGTTGAATGCCTCGGCGGAGGCATTGGTCGCACGACGACGGAAGTAGTTCAGGATAGTTGGAGCGTGGTTCTTGAATGTTTTGATTACCGAGCGGAAGTTGTTGTTACCAAGAGCCATTACCTTTTCATACCACTTGTTCATCCGCCCCATGGCTTTTGTCGGTGAGATTTTAGCGTTGAAAATCTTGCGCAGCTCCATCGCAAGGCTGTATGCAGCCTTCAATATTGGATAGTATTTGAACAGTATGTTGACACGATGGCGCTGTATGTCAGTCCATTTGTTCTGCGACATCATCAGAGTGTGTTTGCTGCGGGCCAGTATCTGGCGCATGGTCTCTCCGTTGGAGTACGTTACCGGCGGTTCGGACTTGTCGCGGTTGTTTTCCTCTGCGATGAGCTGTCGGCGAATGTCGATGCGGATTTCGTCAACGGCCTCATTATAGACCTGTTGGACATGAAAACGGTCGTTGACAACATGGGCGTTATAGAACACTTCTGCGGCGATGAGCATCATTGATGGCGAAAGATCGCAGGTCACTTCCTTGACCCTGCGTCTGATTGATTTCCCCATAGCTCCGATGAGTATGGATATAATTTCGTCACTCTTTGTTCCTGGAATGGCTGCCGCAAGTGTTCCCTTGCTTCCGTGCCCGTCCTTGTTGGTCAGGAACGTCCATACCTCGCCGTTGCTCAGACACGTCTCGTCAAGGCTCATGTACGGACCAATATTGGCGGCATTGAAATAGAACCCACAGCCAAGCTCCTGTTCGCACCAGTCGGCGTAACCGCTTATCTTATTGCGGTACAAGTCGGC